AGATTTATCCCTGGAGATCGAACCAATGGAAGAAATCAAAGAAGTGAAGCTCCCCGACGCACCGAAGGATAAGGCGAAACAGATTTTAGAATCTAATATGTCTGAAGATGAAAAAGAAAAATATCTAAGGCGATTGGGTCTAAAAGCTGACTCTGGTGAGAAACAAGAAGGAAAACTCATTCCTTTTCCGATCTATGCAAAGATTCGGAAAATCAAACCAGAATTACACAAGGCAATGCAAGTTTATCCCAAAGCCAAAGGACTTAAAGGTGCAAGCCTGGCGGAATGGGATGAAATTTTCAAAAGTTTTTAAGGAGATAAACAATGTCGATTAAGAGAACTTTTAATGGCGCGACCATAATTGAGCCAGGTGCATATTCTAAGATCGTTGTTGAGAATCTCACCGGCTTCCCGCTTCAAGAAACTGGCATTGTCGGAATTATCGGCGAAGCTGTGGGCGGTGAGCCAAGGGTGTTAGATATCCTCACAAAATCTCAGATTCAAGACGCAAAGTCCCGATATAAATCGGGTCCAATTGCAGACGCACTTGAGCTTCTTGCCAACCCAAGTAATGACTCTCGCGTTGCAAATGGCGCGAGTAAAATAGTCGTTTACAAAACAAATAACGGAACACAGTCGGCACTCAGTCTTCAAAACACTGAATCCGCACCAGTGGACCAGGTCGATCTTCTTTCGAAGAATTGGGGAGCTGACGAGAACCAGTTGAATATGACTGTTTCGGAAGGTTCCGTGGAAGATTTGGACGCTGAAATTACAGGATCGGTCCCTGCGACTGGTGGAAGTTTTACTTTAGCGGGTGGCGAGACTTTAGTTTTGGACTGTAATGGAACCGTTTACACCTATACCGAATCTTTAGGGGCTGGTGTTCACGCTATTGCGGCTCTCGTTGCAGATATGGATACCGCATTGAATTGGGCACCTGCTAAGCCAGTTATTGCAACGGCTGAAGTTGGCGACCTAGTTAAAATTACTCTCGATCCTTCAGTGGTCCTTCTCGGTGAATTGGATTATGGATATATCTGGGTTGACCCAGCTTCCACAATCGATACAATCCTTGGAATCGTCGGTGAGAATCGCGGTCAAAAGGGTTCTCGAATCCTTCTTTTCAGAAAAGACACTGACGAAGAAGTTACAGCCGAACTTGGCGGAGTCGATCAACTTTCAATTAAGTATGTCGGAGCTGGAAGTTTTTCCAAATTAACCATTCAAGACACTCTCGGTGAGAAAAAACTTGTTATCACCAATACGGGAGCACCGCTTGATGATTTGGATATTATTCTGGAAGATTCGGAAGGAAAGAATAATTACACCCTTTCAAGTCTTGCCGATCTCATTAATTCAAACGCTTCTTATGAGTGTTCGGTCGTCGGTCCTAATGCTTCCATGAATGCAAATCTCTTGGATTATTACGAGGACCTTCAGATTGAAGGGGTCGCCGGAATTCTAAGATCCGATGTTTATCAACTAGTGAATGCACTTAACACGCTAAGTCTTTATGCTGAAGCGATCTGGAAATCAAATGTTTATAGGGCAATTGCGACGTTTTCAACTCCGCAATTTTTTACAAATGGAACTGACGGAACTTCTACTAATAGCGATTGGGCTGACGGTTTTACAGCTTTTGAAGATGAGCGGATTAATATAATCGTTCCACTTATTTCAAAAGACATTGGGTCTTTGACGATTGATTCAATCAATCTTCTTGCCCAGTCTCATGTAATTAAAATGTGGTCCACCTTGGGCAAATCCGAACGGAATGCTTATATATCTTTCAATGGTTCGAAAGATGATTTGAAAGATAAAGCTCAAACTTCCAATAGCGGATATTGTTCAATGCTGGGACACCAGGTCAGAGTTCTCAATAAATTTTCAGAACTCGTTTGGCTTGATCCTTGGGCAGCCGCTTGTATTACCGCTGGTATGCAAGCCGGAAGTCCCGTTGGGGAACCCACGACTTATAAGATTATCAATGTGAACGATATTCGCATTGAGGATGGATCTTGGAGTGCCAAACAGGATGGGGCTGAAATGATTGAAGCCGGTGTAACCGTACTTCAGCCAATCGACACTGGTGGCTTCAGAGTTCAACTCGGAAATACCACTTATGGAGTTGACGCCAACTTCGTATGGAATAGGGTTTCAGTAGTCGAAGCGGCGGGATTTGTGGCCTATGACCTTCGTTATAATCTCGAAGCTGTGTTTACCGGAACTAAAGCACGGACTGGTACAGCGGAAGCGGTCGCAAACTTTGTGAAAAATCGCATGAGCGTTTATCTCGGCGAAGATATCATTGTCGGCGACGATTTGAATGAAGGTCTTGGATATAAAAATCTCGGTGTCGAGATTCAAGGGAATACGGCTTTAATCAATGTCAGTGTCACGCCAGTTCAAGGAATAGATTTTATTCTTCCGACAATTTACCTGGCTGATATCCGACAGTCTGCATAATTTAAAGGGGGAAGCAAATGTCCATAGTAATGACTGGCGCGAAGGCTATATTCAGACTCAATGGCACCCAAATCGCTTATGCTTCGAATGTTTCGTATAACGAAAACGTACAACTTGAAGAAGTAAACGTGCTCGACAAAATGGAAACGGCGGAGCTTGCGGAAGTTGGGTATCGGGTCGATTTATCCTGTCAAACCTTTAGAGTACAAAATCAATCAATTAAACAACTGGGTTTGATGCCAAAACTCGAAAGTCTTTTGACTGGCGGTGATTTAACCGCTGAAGTCGTAGACAGAGTGACTGGCGCAGTCGTTCTTTTGATGCAAGGGGTAAAGCTTGAATCCCGACAGACCACAGTTGATGCTCGTGGCTTAATGACTGAAACCTGGAATTTCCGTGGAATTAAGTCTTCCGACGAAGCTGGTTAATCCCAGTTTTTTTACATAATGTTAGATTGACGAGGTGAACTATGAATAGCCATAAACTGCCTGATATGGAGTACACATTCTCCGTTCAGACAAAAGGCGAAGAATCTGGAATTGTTTGGACCGGCGAATTTATCTATCGAAGACCGACCCTTCAAGAACGTAGCTTAATCGAAACCACTCGCGCCCGTATGAACGGGGATCTTTTTACAATTAACCCTTCCATACAAGATTTAAATACTGCCATTTCTCATTTAAAGTGGACTCTCAAGTCTTATCCTGAATGGTGGAAGGACTGTGACTTTGGCGGTGCGCTTTATGATTCAAACGTCGTGATGGACATTTATAATAAATGCATAAAGTTTGAAGCGGAATGGAATAAAAGAGTTTTGGGTGGCAAACCCGAAGATGTAGAAGAGGGAAGAAAGGATGGCTCAATTAAAAAAGCTGAGCGATCTATTGATCAACCTGAATCCCAGCCAGGATAACCTGCATCTTATTGCCATTTCGAATTTAGCTGATTTTGAACGCCAAGTTATTCGATATTGGTGTAAGAAATATAAGGTTCCAAGGAAGCCGTTGGGAGATCATACGATTGAAGAGCTTTATATTGAAATGCTTGAAGATTATTATGAGAGAAAACCTGGTGAAGCTGAAAGGTTTAAAGAGTCTATAAGACTTCAAGAAGTCGGCGACTGGGATGGGAAGATGTCATTAGAGTATGAAAAGGAAATGCAAGATTATTGGAAAAAGAAAAATCCAGTAAATATTGAGAAGTATCAGTCAGAAGAAGATTTTGACGAAGAAGACGAAAAGCATTTGATGGAAAATTTAGGGATGAGTCTTCCAAAGTCAAAAATGAGTCGTAGTGGCTCGAAAAAGATTGCGCTCTTAGGAGACGAAGAATTCGAAGATGCTTTTTGAGGATATAAATGCCACGCAAGGCTGAAATAAAACTCACCGCGAATATCCAAGAATTTCAACAAAACATTGAAACTGCCAAGAAGCTCCTTTACGGGGTCGGCAAATCGGGATTAGACCCTGCGTTTTCAAAACAATTAAATGATCAAATTGAAAAGGGTTTAGTTGATTCAATTAAAAAGGGTGAGAAGAAACTCATTTCCCTTCAGAGACATTTTAAACGTCTTGGAGAAATGGGATCTTCACCCAATGTCATGCAAGCCTATTTGAAGGCCACTTCCACCGTAGTTGACAATCTAGACAAAGCTAAAAAGATCGCCAAAGAGATAGAGAATATGAAGGGGCCAGGATCGGCCACACGACCTGCCGGTGGAATGGGCGGTATTGGTCGCATGATTACTGGTGGACTCGCAACACTTGGAGTCGGAGTCGGGGTTGGGGCCGCTTATCAAAGAATGCGAGTCATGGCTCAAGAACGTGCTGGGGTCGCAGCATTAACAGGCGGATCGCAAGTTAATGACCAGGGCGGAGAAATGGGTTTCACGCCTCAAGAACGTCGCCAAAGAGCACTCGACGTTGCAAAGGCAATTGGAAGGGATGTTTCTTCTGAAGATTTAGATCGAATAGTTGGGATCGGCGAAAAGGCTGAAAGGGCTTTTGGAGTTACCAGTGGGCAAGGTGCCGGACTTATGGGGGCTGGAAGAAGAGCGGGAGTTGATAATCAGGCGAAATTTATGGCTGACTCTTTGGGAACTGCAATTGCATCAAAACTTGAGGGAAGTCGAATCGGTGAATATTTAGATGCGATGGCTCAAAGTCTTGATTCAATGTCTGAAGGTGTGACCCTAGATACTGCATCAATAAGACAATTTGCCGGTGTTTTAATTTCAACTGGTGGAGTTTTTGCCAGAGATCCAAGAAATGCTTTTCGTGTTATTCAGGGATTAAATCAAGCCTTCACGGGTGGAGATCGTTTTCAACAAGCTCAAGCCGCTCGTGCTGTGATGGGAGCCGCTGGCCCTGGGACCACACCCGCTGGTGTTGAGATACGACGACAATTAGGTCTTTTTGGCAACATAACCAATCCCGACACTCTTGCAATGATTAAAGCCATGCCTGGTGGCGAAGCCGCTGCAAACGTCTTAGGAACTCCCTCAATGGACGTGAGAGATAAAAACGGTAATATCAAACAACGTGGTATTTTAGGTGAAATGTTTGAACAGGCAAGAACCGGAACGAAAGGGCAAAACGCACAAGAGAGAATCGGCGAGATAATGGAACGACTTAATCTTCGTGGTGAATCTGGTGTGCGAGTCGCCGCTGAAGTCGCCACAAAGGGAAGGGGAGCTTTAATTAGTCCTGAAGAAATGGAAAAAGCGACCCTGACCGAAGCTCAATGGGGAAATAAATTACAAGAACGCTTGAATCGAACTTATCAGGGAACTAATAAAAGCATGATGGATTTGGCGACCGATATTGAGAGACTTAAAGACACTTTGGCTGAGAATATCGCTCCTAAATTGGCTGACATTGTTAATGCTCTCATGGGCAGAAAAACCCAGGCTGGGCAAAAAGATCAAAAATCAATTTACGATGAAGACGCGGGATTTCTTGAGCCATTATCTGATCCATTTGGAAAAGCTGCAATAATGATTTCGTCTCTTCGCGATCTCTTTACTGGCAAATTAAGACCTCAAGAAAATAGTCCGACAGGCGGATTTAATATGATTCAAGACGCAGAAGAGAGAACGAGAACACCTGCGGGAAAGAAAAATTTAGCAGATGTTTTAGATTTCGGAAAATGGGCAGGAGCATTGGATAAAAATACCGCTGCATTGGAGAAAAAAGGAAAAAAAGAAGATAAAAAAGTTAAGGGTGAACTAGCAAATACCGGAATGGTCGTACAGTAAATGGCAGGGAAAACAAATTTATCAGATCGAAAAGCATTTGGGACATTCCCAATTACAAGAAGGATTGAGTCCTCTCAAACCACTTATTGCAGATGTGTGTTTTTTCATTATGTAAATCAGAATTTTGAAAAAGCAACGGTTATGAAATCTGAAGAAAACTCTGAATTTGAAATCAGAGAAACTGAAATTATAATAATTGAAGACGAAATTCAAAATTGCACCATTTCAAAATCTATCTCTCAACCAAGCGGAATTTTTAATCTTTCACTTTTCCCGACCCGAAACTGGAAGTCTTTAATTGCACCTGGTGACTGGATTGCTATCTATTTATTCAATAAACCTGAGACACAATTTAATTCCAATGAATTACATAATAAAAACCTAGTTATGCTTGGGAATATTGACCGAGTTTCAAGAAATTTAGAGCGTGAAGAAGACGATACAATCGTATTGAAATTTAATGTCTCTGGTCGAAATTTTGGGAAGATTTTTGAAGATACTGCCATTTGGTTTGATCCCTATGTAAATCAAGAAAATGTGGCTGACCGACTTCTTAGGTCTGCCGGACTTGAAATCATCGGAAATCCCACAGAACAGGTCACACAGATTTTAAATGTATTTCTGGGTCAAGGAGAAAATTTCGCGAAGGGTCGAACAAAAGGACTTAATCAATGGTTAATGCCAAGAGAAGTTCTTAAATTATTTGGCAATGTGACCGGAGTCATAGGGTCTACTTCAGGATACACAGTCGATGCCGAAACCGCTTCTCTTTTGGGATATACAAATCCCAGTGATTTACTTTATGACACCACTTTTAATAGCATTTTAAGAAGAGAGATAGTACAGAATCTTCCAGGGTATCGCACAAGGAATATGATTGGACTCGGCAATAGTGAGAGTCTTTGGGAATATTTAAATCGTTCTTGTAATACTATTGTGAATGAAATTTTTGTGGAAGAAGTGAGAAATGACGAAGGTGAGGCTTTTCCAACACTTGTCGTCAGACCTAGACCACACAACACTCCATTTCTTGAAGAACAATATGGGGACGAAGGTCCGGCTCTCCTTCCAAAATTGAACGGGAAATATACAACTCTTCAGGATTTATCAAGAGAGAGTTATTTAGAAGTTTCTCAAGCTGAAATCTTCTTTGAAGATATAGGAAGAGACGACCATTCACGCTTTAATCTGTTTTGGCTCGATGGACCTCGGAAATACGATCAATACCGAAGTATTTATGCCGATGTGAATGTTGCAAAAGCCATTGGAAATCCATTTTTTTCACGCGAATCCATTCAAAGATATGGACTGAAAAAATTTCAACAAATGATGGATTATCATATGGCTCAAGGTCAGAAAAAAGAAGTGACCTCGGACACTCAGTATTTCAAAGCCATAATGGGTCAACTTTTTGATATGCAGTTTTTCAATCATCTTTATGAAGCTGGGACTATTGAGACAAGCGGAGTATTAGAGGCGGAACTTGGAAAAGTTTTAAAACTATTACCAGATAAATCAAAAGAAGACGAAGGTCAGCCCGATCCTAAGATTTATTATATTGAAGGTTATGAACACAAATGGAAATTTCCAAGCACTTGGAGAACCACTTTTACGGTGACTCACGGTCAGTTCCAAGTCAGTAAAGGGAATAAGATTTTCATTGATGCGTCTGAAGATGATTTCGGTCAAGAAGATACTGGGTTCCAAAACTTGTACGTTGCAAAGACAAAGGCGATTAATAAAATATGAGTAAATATATGCCAGACGGATCGCCGGTCCCTTCGGGAGTTCCACTCGTCAAAAGACGTGGTGCAGCGGCTCATTTTAATAATTTCAAGCTCTATAAGGGCATGATTGTCTCTGTCATTTATCCTGAAAATATAAATAATTCCAATGGTGGGCGGGTTGAATATGAAGTAAAGATTAAAGGCCAGTTATATCCAAATGCCGTCGATATAAGAGATTGTGGCTCAAAATTTAATTTCTCTGAAAGGATAAGAACTCCCAGAAATCATTCTTATCGAGGTCCACTTGACCATTCTAATTACGATGAAAATGTGAATGGTGAGCCGGTCTATTGTCTCATGTTTGAAGGGTCTGAAGACGTTCCAATTATTATTGGTTCTGCCATTCACCCAGAACACGCAAATTACAAAAAGTTTTCCGCTGAAGACGGGGTTTATGATTATAAGGAATTTAATGGAATTGAATTTTTAATAGATAAGGATTCAAATTACACCATAACTCATAGGGGAAGAAAAAAGCCCGATGGAACCATTGAAAACCCAGACGCGGTTGATACTCAGATTAAATTATATGGGAATGGTGACTTTGAAATTACAACTCATGGGAATACTTTTTCAATAATTGATGATGTAATTCTTTTAGAAAATTCTCAGGGCAAGATTTTTAAATTAGATGATAAACAAATTTTAGGCCAAGGAAGCGAGCCAGTTGTCTTAGGGGATACTTTAAAATCAATATTGGATACTTTTTTAACATCGATTGTTTCGGGTGTGATCCCAGGATCACCAGGTCAGAATGCGGCGTCACTATTGGCAATTAGTGCGGCGGCGACGGCTTTGAAATCAGCATTATCGACAATGTTAAGCCCTAATTCGACGACAGACTGAGGTATTTATGCCATTAGATAAAGCAAGTTTAACGGCTTCAATAAAAGTATTATTCGGAGCGAATGAAACAGGATTAGATGCGGCTGCAAAAGCAAACATTGAACAAATGTCCAGCGATTTGGCTGACGCGATTGATACTTTTGTTAAAAGTGGTCTGGTCACTGTGTCTTCAAACGGAGCCACCTTGGTTGGGACACCTGGCGGTCCATTAACAATAACGGCATTACCTGGAACTGGGAGTGTAACCTAATGGCATTATTACCTTCAGGAGATCAAGCACCTGGTTTTGCAGAAAGAAGTATCAGTCAGGTCACAGATAGTCTTAAAGGCGTTGCGGGAAATCTCGTGGACGGTCTTCTTGATATTCTTGGACTTGGTAATGAAGACAAACATATTAAATATCCCACAAGTTATAAGGGACTAGATCGAAGTGTCTTCACAAACGCGCCTGATTATTTTAAAGGGACCTGGAAAGATTCTAAGGGGTATGCCTTTGACGTTGTGAGAGTAAATCCTAAGACTCAAAGAGCCACACCTGCAAGAACTGGTGAAGATAAAGGATGGAAAGAATTTCGACTTCAAATCAACCCACAAGAATTAACTCAGGATGAAATTTTTGCAATTGAAGTTACACCCACGTTTCGTGGCGTAGTCGTCGAGCATCACGGCACTATTTTAAAAGATATTGTAATTTCTGGCACGACCGGTATCTCACCCAATAGAGGTGAAGGCGGAGCTATTAAGAAAACTGGAAGACCCGTTATGAGATCGGGTCATTCAGGGTTCCAAGAATTCCACGAACTCAGATCCTATATCAGAGCTTATGTGGAATATAAAAGGGTCGATCCGCTGACTGAAGATTTGGGTGAACTTAGACTTGTTTTTAAGAACTTAAAAGACAGTGAGTTTTTATTTGTAGAACCCCAAAAGTTCACGATGAAAAGAAGTTCCGCAAAGAGAATGCTTTATGATTATACGCTGACCCTAAAGGGTATCGGTGTGGTCAGTGGCTTTAAAGAAGGAAAAGATAATAGCACTCTCTTAGGACTTATCGGGGACGTTTTGGATACCGCTTCCGAGCTTATTGAATACGCGGCTCAAATTACAAATGCCAGTGTGGGATTAATTCGAAGAGTCGAGAGCGATCTGACAAACACCCTTTTGGGTCCAATGGCATCGGTTGGAAATGCTTTATCAGCCATTAAAAATGGTAGAGGTCAACTATTCGGAGATTTTGGCATCACTCGAAGGTTGGTTGAATCCTATAAGTCAGAGAAAAGAAGGATTGAATCCAACTTTAATGAGGCTATTGGAAGAGACATTTCACAATGGAATACAGCGACCGGAAGAACTCCGACTGTAATAGGAGCTTCAAGAAATTCAACTCACGACGAACTTTTAATCTTAAATGCTTTTAATGCCTGGGAGCGTGGACTTAATTTGATTTTGGGTGAGAAGACATTATTTGAGCCTTCAGCCGCAATCACAACCGCTCAAGTAAAGGGCTTTTATACCACTTGGCGTCCACCCACTCCAAATTCAGTGAGAGAAGAAACGATTGATGGAAATGATACTATTCAATCTCTCGCTGCGAGAGAATTTGGAGATCCCGACCGCTTTAAAGATATCGTGGTTTTAAATAATCTAAAGGCACCTTATATTGATCCCGCAGGTGGCGACGGAGTTTTAAAGCCAGGTCAAAAAATCTTATTGCCTCAAAGAATCAATGTTGAAAGCACTGGCGTCAAAAAGGGTAAAGAATTTAATATCTCAAGGCAGCTTCGTGAGTCAGAAAAGAATTTAGGAATTGATATTCGACTCACAAAGGATAATGACCTGGCAATTTCCAATATTAAAGATTTAGATTTGATTGGCGGAGTCACAAATATGGCTCAGGCAATCTTGGTTCGATTATTTCTTGAAAAACAGTCATTAAAAAGGCATCCGACTATTGGAACGAACTTAATTATCGGTGAAAAGTCTGTTAATTTAGAAGAACTGAAATCTAATATAACGGAGTCCTTTTCTTCGGATATGAGAGTTGAGACAATTCCTTATATTGAACTGTTTCAAGAAGGCAATGCAGTCACAATTAATATGATTATTAAGCTGAAGAACCTGGCACAACCAGTTCCATTGCCGATAACGCTACAAGTAGCATAAGGGGGCATCTAATGGCGATTTTTGAGCCAAGGACATTTCCAGAAATTATGGGAGAAATGGTCGCACGACTTATTGCTGCAACCCCTCTCACGGACGTAAACTATGGGTCCGTCTTCACCACAATGCTCGAAGCCGCCGCTCAGGAAGATGACGAACAATACTTCCAAATGCTTGAAATCATTAGGGGTTATTCTCTCGACACTACAACGGGCGACGATCTTGACGACAGAGCTTTTGAGTATGGGTTGACTAGGGAAGGGGCCGCCGCTGCAACGACTTCGGTTGATATTGGAGATAGCGCGGTTTCAAAAGTTCAAACTGGTATCTATTCAGGCTTGTCAGGGCCAGGATCGGGAACCTTTACGGTAAATGCAAATGATTCGATTGGATTTCCGCCGACCCTTGGGAATATCATTATCGGTCGTGGCACCACAAATGCTGAAAATGCCACCTATTCAAATATCACAGTATTTTCAAACTACGTTCGTTTTAACTTAACCGGTGCTCTTGGATTTGATCATGGAACAGACGAAGTAATAGTTCTCGCCCAGGGCGGAGATCGATTAATTACAGCGGGAACGGTTGTTTATGTCCCAGAGAGTGATATCAACCCACGAGTTGAATTCACTTTAGATAATAATGCGACCATTTTGGACGGAGAAGAAGAAGTCGAAAATGTTTCAGTCACAGCTTCTGACCCTGGAAGTGATGCAAACGTCCCAATTGGATCAATTATAAATTTTGATTCGCCACCATTTTCAACCGTCACGGTTACAAACCCAGCCAGAGTCACAAACGGTCGTGACGAAGAAACAGATCAAGAATTAAGGGATAGAATTAAAGACCATATTCAATCCCTCTCACGCGGAACCCCGACTGCCATCATTAATGGTGTGGTCAATGTAATTTCCGAAGAAGAAAACAAACGTGTGGTTTCAGCCTCATTAGTTGAGCCGACCACACCAGCGGGAGTGTCAAAGCTCTATATTGACGACGGAACGGGATTCATTCCTTCTTATGCCAGTGTCGGTTATGAAGAAGTCGTGCCTTCGGCCACGGGCGGTGAGAAATTTATCGACATTCAAAACCTTCCAGTAATGAAGGCTTTTGTTGAAGCCGAAAACGTCGAACCTTATCCATTATCAGGCGGTGAAACTTTATTTGTCAGAGTTGGAAGTCTTATTGAAACGGTGACTTTTGACTCACTTAATTTCGCAATTCCTGGTGTCGCTTCCGCTCAAGAAGTCCTTCAAAAAATTAATTCCGCAGCGGCGCTTTTTGAAGCTCGTATTTCATCCGGTGGAAATAAACTCAGAATTTTTTCAAGAACAGACGTGGACGAACAGATTCAAGTCACTGGTGGAACTGCAAACTCAGCTCTAGGATTTCCAACTGACAGTAAACACACGACTAAACTTTTCGTCGAAAGAGATAATGAGATTTCTCTTCTTTCAAAAGATGGCACTACGGCAGCGAAAGAGACTTTTAATGCGTCGCCGTATGATATGAGTGGACTTTTCCCAAAGAATTTTTGTTGTGTGATTGATGGAAAAGTTTTAACGCCGATTAATATTTGGCTTCCCACAACTGATTATCTGGTGCCAGGGGCCGCAACGGCTGAAGAA